AGCCAACATGGGGACAGCGCTTTCCTCGTCGGCAAACTTCAGCGCAAGTTCGATGATGCCCTGTAATTCTTGCTGGTGGCTCGAAATCTCGGTCAGCGAAAATGCTGTTCGGGCATCGGCCGATTCATCGCTGAGATACCACAGCTTTCTGCCGGTGATTTCCCAGCGGCCGTCAGCAGGCTCTATAACGCCACGCTTGATGACAATCTGCGGGCCGACCGATAGACCCGAGTTGTCCATCAACTGGCGCCATGCCGCATTCAAGACCTTCTGTGCGGGTCTAATCAGTCGAGGAACACCGTAGCCCCAGCATGAACCATCAACCTTTTCCCACTGCATGAAGTCGTAGGGTATGTCGCCGGTTTCAATCGGGTTCAGGAAGCCTTTGATAACCGTCTCATTAACGATGATGATGCAGCCCGACAGAGTTTCCGTCGAACCCGGCTCAATACCTTCAACGCCGGCAGCGATCAGATCATCGGGCTCAAACTCACCCCAGTATTCCCAGACTTCAAACTGATTTTTCTTGCTCTTTTCGGATTTGTTCTTGTCCTCAAACTTGTCTCGTTCCGTAACGATGACACTGCTTTGCGGACCCTCTTCGAGCACCTTTTCAATATTGGCCTTGATATAGCCCGGCTGTTTAGCCAGGTCACGCAATTGCTTGGCCGAATACAGATTGCGTTCGAACATCCCCTGGCCATCGTGGACGTTATCGCCACACAGCGGATCGGGAAACAGATTCCAAACGTCTCGACGCGAACTGGCCGGCTTCTTCTCCTTCGCGATTTCGAGGATATGCACAACGCCTTGCGCATCCTGAACCGGAGTCCATGACTTGCGGATGCGATTGACGACAACTGGGCCTTTCAGGCAGCCCGTACCCAGCACAGCACAGTCATGCAACATCATCCGGCCTTCACCGTTGTAGTTGCATTCAGTCAGCGCGTCGTCGATCTCCTGAATCATTGCCTTGGCTTTGAGATTCGCTTCGGCGATTACAGGGTCGCCGGGCTTATCGGATGCCAGAGGTTGTGCAGGTTGCGGTTGACCTTGTTGCGCGGGATTCGGCGGAGCAATACCCGCTGGTAATTGATTCGTCTGTTGCGGCTGCATCACCGGCTGTGCCGCGGCTGTCGGCAGAGGAATCACATTGCTTGCCTGACCCAATGCCGTTTGTTGCCCCATGGCTTTAGCAAGCTCGGGAACAGGCGTAGGCTTCAGACCCCAATTCTTGTCGTCGCTCGGATACAGCATGCCGGCAACGCGAGCTTCAGCCGCATTTGTCTTGGGCCGAGTGATGTTGACGAACACCGTCGAGCGTTGCGGCTTTGTTCCCGACTTCAGCAGAGGTCCACCGTTCTCAACGGTTTCCATCATCGAGGCAACTTGACGGCTGTTCTCGTCGCGGCCGTGATACTGGTCCAAATCCTCCTGCCAGCGTTTCTCGATGCCCGAAGCCGTTCTTGCTTCAACCCATTCGTCACGACGTGCAGCCAGCGATTCACCCAGCTTTTCGAGTCGATCAGGATCAATCTGTGTTTCTTCGGACGTAACTGGGTCGCCGGGATCAGGTTCACCGGCGCTGTCGATGTCGAAGAGAGGGTCCAAGAACTTACCTGTGCGTTAAATTGCTGCAAGCTTTATATCTAAGCGCCCACATTCCAAGACGATGTGGATTTAATTGCTCAATAACCTGCTTCTGAGTCCAGCACGCCGTAATGTACGACTTGGTTGGAATATTCTTTCTTCGGCTTCACTGTCGGCGTACACATGGACATCATCAGACAGTCAGCCATGTTCGGTGATGGGATTTTCATCGTGAGCATTTCTTTCTTGCTCAGGATCTGGATGAAACCGTTACCGTTGGGCTTCTTGGGAATGCGACAGACTTCAGAGCGAAGCTGCTGCATGTCCTCGATACTGCTCGACAGGCTAATCATCTCTTCGGGATCAACGTACTCGCCCTTCACGACAGCCAGCCAGGTGTTATAGAAACGGTCTCTCAGCGTCCAGTAATACTGCGCGCGCTTGTTTCGGAATGTGTCTTCATTCGTCCTGCGCTGGTGCCTGTTCTCAACACGTTCGGTCGGCTGATAGACGGCGAGAGGGCTATCGACACCCTCTGAGCCCTTGAACATCTGCCAGTCAATGTTCTTGCCGTTCGTGGCCGTTGACACCTGACGGCGGAGTGAAGCACCGAGACCATCACAGTCCCACGTGAACAAATCGACTCGGTTCGATATAGCAGCGTCTAAGGCCCAATCACAGGCGCCGTTCACATCGCCCATCTTGGTTTGCTGAACATCGAGAATGACCGAGCCGTGTCTTAGTGCGAATGCCTTCTGATCGAGACCGGTGTCAGCAGGATCATGCGACAGAACCTTAATGCCCCTCGGCTTAAAGCCCAGCTTAATGTGCGCATCAATCGCCGCATCAAACCAGTCGGCTTTGATAATCGAGTTCTCAACCTCGTCGTTGAACTCGCCTTCCCAGATGTGATCGTATTCAGCTCTGGGTAAGTTGGCGTGATCCCACTCGCGCTCTTGATTCAATGAATCGGGGAAGAATGGATTGTCCCGCCAGTTGACCTTGATGATTAGATGCAGCTCATCCTCATAATAACCATTGCGCCGGATGTCATCTAGAAATGGGACGATAAAGCGCTGGCTAAAAGGATCAGCCGATGACATCGGGTTGGCGGCAAACCAAACCTCTCCACCCTCTTCCCGCATTGTCGGCGTCAGCAGTTTGAGAGAATCCTTGCTGAGCGACTGCGCCTCTTCGACCTTGAACTTCTTGAAGCCCTCCATCGACTTCATGGAGTCTGGATTGCGAGCGAGGCCGCGGAACTTGAACAGGCCGCCGTCTCTATGCTCCAGCGTATTATTGACTTCCCTGAAGCCCTGAAGCCCTAACCGCTCAACCTCTTTGTTCAGCAGCGAAAGTATCGAGTCCTCAATCGAATTCTGGAACTCGCGGAACATACATTCCTTCACGCGCTCAGTCTGGACTTCCATCAACGACAGATCGGCAATGCCCTGACTCTTTCCTGATCCCCTGCCGCCTATCACAACCTTAAAGCGCTTAGGCGTATTCATCAGTCGGTGCATGGGGCGACTGATTTGCAGATGCGGCATAACTATTCCGAAGTCTTGGAGTCGATGACTTCAACGGTCCATTTCATATCGATGGCGCCACCGTCTTTACCGGTATGCTCGTTCGATGTGGCTTCCTTCAGGCCAAGATCACGGGCAATAATGTTAGCGTTCAACAGATCAGCAGCGGCTCCGGCGAACTTCTGACTGCGAATAACATTCTCGGCTCGCGTTGTGACCACAAAAAAGCCTTCTCGGGTTTTATAGTTAAGCCATGTTTGATATTCGATATCCAGAAATAAGCAAAGCCCGTCAATAGTCATTGCGCGCATCTTCGCAACGGGCTCTTGAATAATATCCCCTTGATAACAAAAGACTTTCATCTCTTGCAGCGGATTATCTTCAGCCCATTGGAAATATTCGCAGCAGGCTTCCCATAGAACTTCGGGCGATTCGAACAACGGCTTACGTCCATGGGTGCTTCTCTGCTCCCAGAATCGATTGCCTTTAGGGGCTGACATTTACTTAGCCTTCAACTTCTTGTTAGCCGCAGCCTTGATCTTCGCACCCTGAGCGGGTGTAAGTTGGCCGGCGATGATGCCTTGGGTTGCGCGAGCCTTTGCATTGGCCGCATGACTGGCATCATTCAAAGGAAACTTGCGCTCAGACGGAATCGCGAAGTCAGAATCAGGCAATGCCTTTCTGGCTTTTGCGGTGAGCTTGGTCATTTTGAATAAACTTCGCAGATGAATCGATTTGACGCGGCGATGATGTGGTAAAGATTAACTGTTACATTCTGCCCATTGAGGCCTTAGCCTTCATTTTTTTCTCGGCCATTTGATTCCACATGGCCTTTGCTTGATCGGGAGGCAATGGTGCGCCGCCGGTAGCGGGATTATCGCTGTCATCGCCTTCACTGCTTGACTGCTCCAGTAGCTGTTTAGCCATCATCAGAGCATCATCGATGTTGTCGGCCATATGGGCGCCGGATTCCTCATCAGCCTCGCCAGGAGGGGCCGCAGGCGTGGGCGCAGCGCCAGCGGGGCCAGCTTCGGGAGCGGCCATTTGTGCGGCAACATCACCATCCTCAGCCGCATCACCGGCGGGCTCATCATAAACACAATATGTCCCATCTTCCTGAGATTCGATGCAGACTTTCATTGTTGCACCTCGACGGCAGCTTGATCCGCAGTATTATCCGGGCTCTCGATTGCCTCGGGCTCCACGTCAACCACACCGGGAATGATTTCCTGAGGCGCGAACAGGTTTTCAACCTTCTCAATCACCGGCTCAATGAAGTCCAGAACCTTTTCTTCGATGGCCTTCACGTCTGCAACGACAACTTCCCAAAAGCTGGGATCACAGATGTCGCGCAGGAACGTTTCGGCATCGACGCCTTCAACGATCTGCTGGGTTTCGCTGTGCTTGAGAGTCGCCATCAAATCTTCCCCGGCTTAATCGAGAGACTGGAGCCGCAATCGCTGCCCATATTCACATTCTTGGCTTTCGCGGTCGGTTGATTAGCGCCATCGGCGCCCATCTTGCTCGAACCGGACGGAGTGATCTTTGCGGGAATCGTTGCCGCGGTGCCGCTGTTACGGCTGGTCGGATTGTTATAGCCTTGACTGGCCATGATTGGCGTCCTCAATGTTCAGAAGTTGGGTAATCGGGATGCGGGCCGAAAGCAGTAACGGCCTTTTCTACAAGCTCTTTCACGAAAGCATCGACATCAGCCCAGTCTTGAAAAAGGGCTTTGCCTTCCATTTCTAAATTCTGGGGTTCGTTCAGTGCGGCGTTCATTTAATCTTGGCCTCGATCAATTCTTTCAAGCCGTCAAACCGT